CGGCGGCGGCGGTTCTCGTATGTGTTGTTGCGGATTTGGTATGCCAGGAAATGCAGGCGCATATGTTAAAAAATCTTTTACAATCACTGCTGCTGAGTCTTGTTCTGCATTTGTTTGTGGTTGTATAGAAGCACACAGTGCTACAAGAAATCCTGCAGCCCTGTGTGATAGTGGCTGCGGCCCTAGGGCATTTGGATGTTGGTTTAGATCATCAACTACAGGCAATAACGGTTGTTTATGTGCTCAAGGCGGTCGTAGCGGCATAAGTTTTTGTTCTACTGGTAGCAGTGCTTGGTGCTGTTATCTCGCAGCAGGATACTGTGGCACAGGACCAGTAAATGCTAACTGCGGATTAATCTGCAACATAACATCAACTTTACAAATTGCCTGCGGCTACGGCGGAGACGTAAATTGTTGCGGACACTTCAGTTGTATAAGATGGTTTGGATGCAATGCAAATGCTGCTTGTTGCACAACAGCTTATATTCCAGGACCGTCAGGAATTATTTCAGAAAAGGGTGTTGTATTAGAAGTATTTCACGAATATACTAATGAATTCAGTGACTACTCAGGCACAGGACGTCATCAGCAAATGTACATGCAGAATGCAGTGAGCAGAAAACCAGCCGGAGGCATTCCATTTGTTAGTTGTTGGAACAGTAACAGAGGCTGCGGCTGTTATGAGCAGTGGGGATGCACATCTATGAGTCCGCCAGGATTTGGTGGACATAACGCAGTATTTGAAGCCGGTGTAAGAGATAATGGCATGCAAGGAGGCAACGCCGCTGTGAAAATTAAGTTTATTGCGAGTTAATAATGCCAACATCATTTAGAAATTTAGTAACTAATAAATTAAGCAGTATTGCAGACACTGAGATAAACCTTGAAAAAGGACAAATTTGGATGTTTGCAGAACCAAATGTTCGAACTAAGCAATTTGCATGTGTATGCTGGACAGCACCGTCAGCAGGACAAGTAGTTTTAGAAGTATGGGGTGCTGGCGGCAGCGGAGGAATGATAGCCTGCTGCGGCGGCGGAATCCCAGGAAATCCAGGTGCGTATAGTAAAAAAACTTTTAATGTAGTTACAGGATGTACAGTTCTTGGCTGTATTGGACTTGCTTGCGGAAATCCATCAACTGCCTGTTTTAGAGGATGTTCAGAGCCCACAGGAGTTTGTTATCAAAGCACAGCAGGCAATTCTTGTATTTGTGCCCAAGGAGGCCGCGGCGGCGTTAGTTTTTGTTCTTCAGGAACTAGTTTGTTCTGCTGTTTTTTAAATGCAGGATTTTGCGGAACAGTAGTTAATACCAATTGCGGAGTGATTTGTAATTTTGGCGCAGGTGCTTCTATAGCTAGTTGTTGTGCAGAAGCATTCGGCGGCGATGTAAATTGTCGAGGAGGGTTCAGTTGTGCAGGATTTTTTGGTTGTGTACCAAACTGTACTTGTAGCACAACATATTTTGTCAGAACACCTGCAGGATATTTTTCTAAAAATGGCGGAGTGTTAGTTTTTGCCACAGAAAACACCAATGAATTCGCTAATACTTCAGGTCAAGGCATCCATCAATATCTTAATGCACTAAATGCTGCTAGCAGACATCCTCATAACGGTTTACCGCACGAATCAAACTGTTATGCAAGTGCATATGGGTGTGGTTGCTATCAAGCACACGGCTGTGTCTCTCATTTTCCACCAGGATTTCCAGGAATGGCTCCGAGTCCTTGTGCCAGCGTATGCGATTTTGCTACTAGAGGCGGCTCAGGAGCAATTAGAATAAAATTTATTGCGAGTTAAGAATGCCAACACAATTGAAAACACTGTTAGCTCAAAGATTATACCAAACTGGAACATTTACAGAGGAAAACTTAGATCAAGGTGAGATTTATACCTTTACGCCTGGTAATATAAGAACTAATTTTTGCGGCGGATTTTGCTGGCGAGCTCCTGGAACAGGTACTGCTATTATAGAAGTATGGGGCGCAGGAGGCAGCAGTGCTCGTATGTGTTGTTGCGGATTTGGTTTACCAGGTAATGCAGCAGCTTATTCTAAGAAATGTATCAGTGTTACATCGGGTTGCTATGTTACTGGAACAATAGGATTTGCCTGCGGTGATGCTAGTACTATAAATTTTAGAGGATGTTCTGAACCTACTTGTATATGCTGGTTTGGTAACGGCACTAACGGTTGTATTTGTGCCCAAGGTGGCCGCGGCGGCTGTAGTATATGCTCTACTAGCAATGGAGGATACTGTTGTTTCATTGCAGCAGGCTATTGCGGCACTAACAATGGATTAAGCGGCTTTTGCGGCACTATATGTAATATAGGATCTAGCCAAACATTTGTGGCATCAGCTGTTGGTGGAGATGTAAATGTAAATGGTGCATTAAGTTGTGCTACTTTTTATTGTTGTGCAGGTATGGCTGTATCAAGATGCTGTACCCTTATGCATATTCCAGGACCTGGTGGTGTATGGAGTTGTGTTAGTCCTCCTATGATTAATCATGTATTCGGAGATGATGCTCCAGAAGCTCCAATTCCTGGCCAAGGACTTACCGGAGCACAAATGGGATTAGGTGTTAATTCACAATCCGGCGCAGCTGGTATGGCTAATTATTGTTGGGTTAGTAACAGACCATGCGGCTGCTATGAAGCCACTGGATGTGTATCTTTTATGCCTTACGGGTGGGGAGCTCCAGGGATTGGTGTTTGCGACAGCGTTAGAGACAATGGTTATCGTGGCGGTATGGGCGCAGTTAGAATAAGATTTATTAGTTAATTAAAAAAATAGGAGTTTAAAAATGCGTAAGTTTTTTACGATAGCTTTATCAGATGAGCCATATAAGACAACAACAAATTTAAATAAAACAGTGCAAGCCACATACTTCGGACCAAGATTTTTAGCTTTGTGTGTACATACACCCACTGGAGAAATTAGATATGTAGCTGCATCAGCCGAATCACAAGCTGACTTACGTACCGAACTGTTAGTGGACAATGATCCAGAAACAGATTTTGTAGTTATTGATGCTAGCGAACATACATTTGAAGCTGCTTATATTACACATCAATATGAAAATGATGACGTACCCGACTATGAAGAGACACTACCTGACAACAAAGGTACGTACACCTATACTTATTCTGGCGGCGCGATAGATCAAAATTATCAATCATTTGATATAAAATATATCAACGGTCAATTTACTCGACCAAGTTTTAGAACACATAATCTTACTAGAGAAAGTGTAATTCAAGGTTCAACATTGTTGATTGGAGCTATGGAACAATCACTAGCTAACAATGATTATACCGACGAAGAACGTCAAGCGTTGACTGATTATATTGATTGGTTACGAAATCTAGAAACTACGTACGACGGAATAGATCATTGGAAAATTCCATTTCCAGCAAATCCTCCAAAATACTACTGATAAATTCTAAACTAGTCTAACGTTACTTAGCAACAGATATATAGTAACGTTAGACTTTTTTTTGGAGTTTCAATGAGTAGATCTAAAGCATTTTTTATTAATGGCGGCGCCGGTCGTGTTATTTGTTCAATTCCTGCTTTTGAAAAATACGAGCAAGAATCCGGGGATACAGATTTTATTATAGTTTGCGAAGGCGGCACTGAATTTTATAAAGGTCACCCGACTTTAGATAAAAGAACTTATGATGTATGGCACAAAAATCTGTTCGCAGAAAAGCTCAAAGATAAAGATATCATTAGTCTTGAACCTTACAGAGTTTGGGAATACTACAATCAGCAATGCAGTTTGGCACAAGCATTTGATATAGAAATTAATAAAAAAGGTATTAGAGAATTACCAAAACCTACTCTTTTATTATCTAAAGAAGAACTAGTTACAGGCAGACAACTAGTATCAGAAGTCAAAAAAACTTTAAAAAAAGAAAAAGTAATAGTGTTTCAGCCTTTTGGAAGAGGCATACAATATATAGACGAAAGCTTTGTTGATACTACAAGCCGTAGTATAGAATATAAAGATGTCAAAGCTTTAATTAAAAAACTACAAGAAAATAATTACGCTGTGATTATGATGAGCGAAATTAAATTGGATCTAAGAGAAGAAAAATATAAAGATGATGTTGCTGCGCCTGAAAATCTAAATTTAAGACAGTGGGCAGCAGTAATCAAATATGCAAATCATTTTTTTGGCTGCGACAGTGTAGGTCAACATTTAGCGTATGCCGTAGGAAAGCAATCTACTGTAGTAATGGGATCGACTTTTCCTATTAATGTCAGCTACCCAAATTGCTCGTTTTTTAATATATTAGACATGGGTGAGGACACTAGAGAATATAGTCCTATAAGAATAACTGTAGATGAAAGAATTGATCGAAAGCATGAAAATATTATGACCATGACCGCAGAAATTCAAGATTACGTTATTAATACAATTTTAGATAAAAAGAAAAAATAATGAATAATACGCCACAATTGAAAACCGGATATATAGCAGCTATCGCCAGAGGACATAATTCAGGAGTCTGTTTGTTAAAAGATGGCGAAATTGTTTTTAGCATAGAAGAAGAAAGATTAAGTCGTCACAAATACGACGGCGGTCCTTATGCATCTATGATGAAAATTTTAGAATACACAGATAAGATCGACTATCTTGTAATTGCCCATACTCAAAAACTAAATGAAACCGCAGGCAGAGTAGACTACACTGGCGACGATGTTTATACTGGCTTGGCTAGAAAATTAGGATTAATTAGTAGAAAAGAAAACATATATGCACACCCTCAGGTTATTGATTTAAGTTTTATTCATCATAAGCTGCACAGTGCATGTGCATTCTATAGATCAGGATTTGATAGTGCTGTTAGTCTTATTGTGGACGGTGCAGGCACTTTTATCAATATTTCTTATAACGATCAACCAATGACAGTTTGGGAAGTAGAAAGTATTATTGATTGTGAATATCCTTCTACATTCAAAACACGTTATAAAAATTATGGTACAAGCGAAACTGTGCTAGGTGCTCATTATCTAAATTTAGATTCAGGAATTTTTGGAGAGAAAGACTCAGTACACGAAGCTTTACTTTCAGATAGAGCAGGCATAGTAAAAGTATATGAAGCTGTAACAGAGTTTTGTGGTTTCTCTAGTATAGAAGCAGGAAAAACTATGGGGTTGTTTCCATACGGAAAAGAAAATAATAGTTTTCCAAAATTGTTTGACGATTCAGGTAAATTTTCTCTAAGTAATAGAAATTTAATTGTTCCTAATTACCCCAATGGCGCTAAGGTAAATTCAGAGTTATATAATTTTTTAGATGAACAAGTTCTAGATGAGAAGACAGATGTTACACATTTACAAAGTCGTAGAGATCTAGCATACGCAGTTCAAACTCAAAGCCAAGAACAAGTACTAAAATTAATTTATAAAGCTGTAGAACTTACCGGAAAAAAACAAGTTGTATTAAGTGGAGGCTACGGTCTTAATTGTGTGGCAAATTATTATTATTTGGAACAATTACGTAAAGATGGCATCGAATTATATGTAGAGCCAATCAGCAATGATGCAGGAACTGCTATCGGTGCTGCATTAATGTTTTATCATCAATTGTCGCAAAGTAGTACAAAACAAAAGGATAATAGTCTATACTTAGGACCTGTGTATTCATATACTGAACAAGAAATAATTGAAAAAATTAAACCTCTTGACGGGGAAGTAGTAGACGCTACCTATGAAGATGTAGTTGATTTATTGACTAGTAAAAATATTGTTACTATATTCCAAGGACGTAGTGAAAACGGTCCTAGAGCATTAGGAAATCGTAGTATTTTATTTGACCCAACTTATGCCGATGGTAAAGATTTTGTTAATGCAGTAAAACGTAGAGAATATTTTAGACCATTTGCAGGAACTATTTTAAAAGAACATGTACACGAGTGGTTTGATCTACGAGGTAAAGATGAAAGTCCTCATATGATGTATGCTGTAAATTGTCAACCTGGCAAAGATGAAAAAATACCAAGTATTATTCATGTAGACGGTACCTGTCGAATTCAAACAGTAACAGAAGATCAAAACTATCACTTTTACAATCTAATTACGGCATTCTACAAAAAAACAAATATTCCTATTTTGTTTAACACTAGCTTTAATCTAGGTGGAGATCCGTTAGTCGAAACACTGGATGATGCTATTGATACGCTAGTACGTAGTGATATAGAATACTTGTATTTGCCTGAACACGGAAAATTAATTAAAATAGCTAATGTTTAAGCATTGGTTTGCCGATATATTTTGTGATAAATACTGTTATATTGGTAGATTTAAATGTTAACATTTTCGGACTATTTTAGTCAAGGCCCTAATTCAACTTTAAGAATAAAGTCTGGAACTGCTTGGTCTCATAAAGGCAAGTGGATTCAGGTATTCAACAATACAGAAATAGATAGGTGGTTTGTTGGCGATTTTTCTAGTGCAGACTATACTATTACTATAGAGTATAGCAGCAATGTAAAAGAAACTTTAAAAATATTATTAACAGCTAGTCCTAATACTGTTAATATTTTAAACTATGGAAGAGTAGGTACAGCAACTAATGTTGCTACATTCTCTGTAGCTGTCAATAACAGTTATGTAACTTTACTGGCTACAGCAGCTACAGAATTCCAAGGCGCAAAATTAATATTCAGAGCTAATTATACAGAAACTATAGGAGAACTATCTCCTTATTCTGGACCGACTACTATTATACAAAGTCCGCTAAAATCTGAATATGGATTTGAAGTATCAGACACGTTAACTGCTACTAACTTATTAGTTGGACAAAATAATTTAACTGTTCTAGATGGTGTTATATCAATAACTAATAAAACAGGAAGTCCAGGCGAAATTAACAATATGAGCATCGGAACAACAGTTCCTAGTAGTGGCTCATTTACTACAGTAGCTACCACCGGATTAGCCAATCTAAATAGTTTACAAGTAGCCGATAATGTAACATTTTCTGGTAATAATGCAACTATCAATATTTCACCTACAGGTGTATCAGGCTCGATTACTATAAATCCATCTAGCGTAGGAACTATTGATAATGTTAATATTGGTCAAACAGTAGCCGGCGAAGCTATATTCACAGATCTAACAGCTTCGACTAGTACAATAACAACTTTAACGGCAACTAGCATATCTACAACAAACATAACAGTAGACGAAGTTACAATCAACGATGCACCGTCGGATGCATCTAAAGCAACACGTAAAGATTACGTCGACAATATAGCTGCCGCCTTAGCAATAGCATTAGGCGGATAACGGAGAAATAAATGGGAAAAAGAAAGATAGACGACTATGTATTTTCACCAGGGGTATCATACTCCTCTAACGCCTATCCTAATGCATATGCTTTGATTCAATCAAATAAAGAATTTATTAAAGCAGAAGCAGTTGCGTACATTAATGCTAGAATAACAGAAGATAATGCTGAAAATCTTTATCCTAACGCAGTACTAAGATTAACTAATAATAAACAATTCATAATAGATGAAATTATTGCTTGGGTAGCAGCACAAGTAGCAGGCGGCGGCCCTATTTGGTCCGGATACACTTACAGTGAAGCTTCGTGTAGAAGAGACACAGGATTGCTACTCGATGCAATTACATATGATGTCAGATATGGTGGTAACGAAAAAACTATTGACATTGCTAGAAATTTTTGGCAAGGTGGTGTAGCACAACTCATAAGTCCTACCCAGGAAATTTTAGGATTTGAACAAATATTTACAATCATCACAGATTATATCTTACCAGGTGTAGCTTACTCTAGTGATCAAAGTCCTGTAACAAGCACTCAAAATTTAACAGGTGCAAATGCTGAAGCAGGTGTTGCTACTTCTATCACTAACAATTTAAAACCTATTATTATAGATGTTATAGATGGCGGCTTGTCTACACTACCTGCTGTTGTTTCATCAGTTTACAATTACGCTGGGTATGTGTATGATGACTCTAAATGTGATCGAGACATAGGATTAGTTATAGATGCTTACTTGCATGATTTAAGATATGGAGGTAATGCTAAGACTTACTACATTTCATCAAGATTCTGGAATGGCAGTGTTTCACAACTAAGCGGAGATCGGTTACCTGAAATTACTGCACAAACATTTGTACGTAATTTAATTAATAACTACGTAATTACTAAATCAGTTTATACTTCAGAACAAAGTCCTGTGACGGAAGCTCAAGTCACTACTGGAACAGCTGGCGAAGCTGGCGCAGCATCAAGAATCACATCATTATCTAACAGTTTTATAGCAGTTTTACAAAACGGATTAAGCAGTTTACCTGTATTGTCTAATGGAGTTTCTACAATTAGACTTTTAGGCAAATTTGATATAAATGACTTACTTTTAATTACTAACTCGACCAGCAATACAGTTCTTTTTAATTTTGCTGCACCAAGTTTAGGGGCATCGGTTATAGTAGACACAGGTTATGTTAGTAATTTTTTCTATAAAGATGATAATTTTGGAGCATTTAGAGATCGTGCAGATTACGTAACTACAATTTATTTAGAAGCAGATACGTCTACTGCGACAGCGTTTGATGACATACAAATTTTTGTAGAAGAAAAGGAAACTAGAGTACGGCCATACGATTACGGAACAGATGCAATCGAACGTATGCGAGTTGCTGCATCTCAGAGTATGCTTGATGCTGACTTTGAATATGGACTACAGCCTACTAAATGGCAAGCCATTGGTCTTTTACGAGGATATCCTAGTTCATATGAAGTACCAGGATCAGATACTTCTGTACTAAATGTTACTACTGATGCTAGTACTGGTAATGCAATTACTGGTGTAGGTTCTAGTCTGATTACAGTGACTACTGCTGGAGCACATGGATTTACAGTAGGTATGCCTTTTACAATTAAAGCATTAGCAAATACTATTACAGGATTTAGTAGAGCCGAAGGCACTTTTTTAGTGAATTCTGTTCCTAGCGCAACAACATTTACTTATTATGCCACAGCTAAAGTAGGAAGTAGCAATGGTCAAGTGCTAGCAACTACATATACACAGTTAAGAAAAGCAGAATTTTATACAGGAGCACCTGTTGGTAATCCAGTATTCAGCGTGTTTTCTAATGGTACTACTGGCACAATTAATACAGTTTTTTCTACAACAATATCTTCTAATAGATTAGCCTTTACTGGCACCGCTCCTTCAACTGGATCTCCAATAACCGGAACAGGTATAGATACTGGTACACAAGTATCAGGAGTGATAGGATCTGGTGGTGTAGTTGCAACTCAGACTGTGAATACAACTGTTAGTTCAGGTGCTACTAGTATTATATTTGATTCAGTTTCTGGAATAGTAGAAGGATCTGCTATTGATAATGGTTCAGGCACTTCTATATTTGTTACTCAGATAGTAGGATCAACAGTATCGTTATCAGGACCAACAACAACAGGGTTTACCGGAGGCACTGCTAGCTATTTGTCTGTATCAGGTACTACTGTAGCAGCTTCAGGAACTAGTGCTACCTTTAATGTTACACGAACTAACAACGTTTATGATACAGTGGTCATAAACAATGCAGGAACAGGTTATAATATTGGTGACCAACTTACGATAGAAGGTACATTCTTAGAAGGTACAAGTCCAACTAATGATATAACAGTTACAGTCTCTAGTATAGGAGGAGCAGGTGAAATTACTGCCATAACTTTTACTGGAACTTCAGTAGTAAAAACATTTACTTATAGCAATGTATCTCAAGATTTTGTTACAGCTATAGATTCAACAGCAACAGGAACAGGTGCTACTTGGAATATTCTACGCAGTGATTTAGGCGATTCTTCAGCAGGTACTTATGCCGTTTCTTTGAATAATTCTGGTATTGATTATAATATTGGTGATGTAATTACAATTTTAGGTACAAACTTAGGTGGCGCTAGTCCTGCTAATGATTTAGAAATTACTGTGATAACTTTAGGTGTAAGCGGATCGATTGTGTCATTTAGCTATGACGGTAACGCTGTAGGCACTGATGCTACATTTACATCTTTAACCGCAAATAACGTAGCTAATAATGGATCAGGAGCACAATTTACTATTAGTAAATCTGCGGGATCTTATACAGTTAGTGCAGTCTCTGCGGCTGGAACAAATTATAGAGTAGGAAATAGAATACTAATTCTAGGAACAAGTTTAGGAGGCACCAGTCCGACTAACGACTTAATTATCTCGGTATCAGGAATAAGTGGGTCTGGAGTGAGTTCAGCAGCCGTAGTAACTGGAACAGCTACATTAGGTAGTAGCATATCATTTTATTCTGTTCTTTTATTAAGCAGTGTAACAACAGCAACTATTCCAACAAGTACAACTTTAAATTATAGTGGAATAGCGTTAATAGAGGTTAGTTTTTCTACAGCTCATGGATTACTTCCAGGAGCAAGTATAACAACACGGATAACCAGCGCCGGATCTAATCATTCATTAGCAGCAGGGCCATTTTTTGTAGAGCAAGTTCCTTCTGTAACAAGTTTAAGGTATACAGCAAGAACTGCTGGAACTGTTGATACAGCAGTTGCTCTTACCGGAACAATTTATACACGATCTGATGCATACTTTGTACATCGACCATATGATGGTGGTGTACAGTTAGGCACAGGCGGTCCACAGCACGGTTCGCAAGCGATTCGTATGAGTAAAAAATATATTCGTTATCAATCAGGTAAAGGTGTAAATTACTGTACAGGCGCTTTGTTTGCACCTAGTGTAAACATTCAAAGTGCTACAGCAGAAGATGTAACTATAGGATCGGATATTACTTTTGTAATGGATGATGTTGATCATGGATTACAAATTGGTAGTAGAATAAAAATTATAGGAATTGAAACTTTTGGTTACAACGGAACTTATACAGTTACTGAAATAATTAATGAACGTCAGTTCAAGGTCTTAGCACAAACAGTCCTAGCGAATACAACTGCTGTATTAGGTCCAAATGCATTAATGTCTACGTATCAATGGCACGGCGCCACTGTCCGAGCAGGCACACATGACGATCAAAATGGATTGTTTTTCCAATATGATGGTAACGATTTTGCTGTGGTTAGACGTAGTTCTACTCAACAATTAGCCGGTGTAGTCAATATTACCAAAGATACTAATTTAATGACAGGAGTTAATACTAGATTTAGAGATCAGATTAAGGCAGGAGATAGAATTGTTATTAAAGGAATGACACATGTAGTTACACGTATTACCAGTCAAACATCAATGACTGTTGCTCCAGATTATAGAGGAGCAGTAGATGCTGTGGCTTCTAAAATTTGTCTAGTATCAGATTATGTAGTTAAACAACAGGATTTTAATATTGATAGATTAGATGGAACAGGCCCTAGCGGATTTAACATTGATATTACTAAAATGCAGATGATTGGTATGCAATGGTCTTGGTATGCTGTAGGTTTTATTGATTTTATGTTACGAGGCAGTGACGGCAATTTTATTTTCTTTCATAGAATGAGAAATAGTAACGTTAACACAGAAGCCTATATGAGAACAGGTAACCAACCTGTTCGCTACGAAGTACATAATGAGTCAGCAAGAGATAAATTAGCCAGTTCTATAAGTGCTCTAGCTACTAGTATACCGTTAGTAGATGCTAGGGATTTTCCTAATGAGACAGCGATTGTGTATATAGACAATGAACTCATTTCATATAACGGAAAATCTGGAAATACTTTGCTAAATTGTACAAGAGCTGCATCACTGACTAGTTTTATAGCAGGGTCATTACGAACATTTACTGCGGGACCAGCAAGCACACACGAATTTAATACAGGAGTAATCTTAGTCAGCTGTACAACTAGCCCAATTATTAGTCATTGGGGTAGTGCATTCCTAATGGACGGATTATTTGATGAAGATCGAGGATATATTTTCAGTTATGCAAGTACTGGTGTATCAGTCAGTACTACTAAACAGACAGCGTTTCTGATTAGACTTGCACCAAGTATTAGTAATGCTATTGTTGGAGATTTAGGAGAACGAGAATTATTAAACCGTGCGCAACTATTGTTAAAAGGTATAGCGATTACATCTGATACAGGGTCTGGTGGTATAGTTGTTGAGGGTGTATTAAATCCTAGCAACTATCCTACTGATCCTAGCCAAATTTCGTGGGGCGGACTAAGCAGTCTAGCAGCTGGTGGCCAGCCTAGCTTTGCACAAATAGCACCCGGCGGATCAGTAACATGGAACAGTGGATCGCAAACAACAGCAGGAGCAACATTACAAACAGATATCAACGGTAATTTAACTGTACCCAACAATTCGGTATTTAACAGATCATCAGGGTCTAGTTTCTTTTACGCGACGCAGGCTAGTTGGACTAGTATTGGTGCTACCACCGGATCAACCATAAACGACGGTAAGTATCCTTCTGGAACAACTATTACTACTATTTCTGCTAGCAGCAGTCCTACAGCCACAACTATTGACCAACTTACTACTGGTAATGTGAGGTTAGAATTTGATATATCCTTTGGCACTAATCTTTATTATGCTAGAGCCTTTGAATGGTCCAACAATGTAAATCCTGTCTCCACAGTTGGAATGACCATCAACGGCGGTGGCTTCCCAAGCGGAACATATGTGACCAATGTATCAGGACCAAGTTCAGCCAGTGGCAGAACATATTATACTTTGACAATGAGTGCAAGTACTTTTGGAGCAAGTAGAGATAGCAATGCTACTTTTAGTCTAGGCGGAACTTATTCAAATAATTTAGACAATTTATATTTTACTTCTTCAAGTTGGAATAATTTGCCTTTAGATTGTAGTATAGTAGGAGCAACTACTAATGATGCAACTACCTTTCCTACACCTAGAACGATCAATACAATTAACACTGGAAGATCATTTGCAGGAATAACTTATACAAGAGTTGTCTTTAGTGGAGTAGCGGCTAGTATTTCAGGCAGTAGAACAATAACTTTTAGCCACACTCCTTACTATCAAGTCAATACAAGTTTAAACAGTACTAGCTCAGTAAATGCTGCTGCTAACGTGCAGCTAAGTGTAAGACAAAGTACAGGTAACACAAACTTTGTTTTTTTTACTAGTGCAAGCTGGACTAATTTAGTGAATACTAATGGTGCAGGAGTAGGTACAGAAGTTTCTATAGATAGTAGTTTAACAATAACTAATTTTATTGGCAACGGAACAACAACTGTAACTGGTACTATAGCCGCTACTGCTAACGTAATCGGAGTAGGTAATAGAATTACTATATCAGGTGCTACAGGAACAGAACAGACTAAACTTAATGGAACTTGGACTGTAGCAACTGTGGGTGCAACTACATTTACTTTTGTTGTTTCGACATCAGTTGTAGCCGGAACATTAACAACAACTTTAGGAACAACTACATTATTAAGTGATTTTCCAGCAGGTACTAGAATTAGTAATGTAAGCACAGAACAAACATTTAATGGAACAACTTACTATAGGGTTCAATTTAATCAAACTAGTATTTCTGCTCAATCTCCAGCAGAAGTAATTACCTTCAGATTTGGTCAACCACCATATGCACTACCAGGAGAAACAGTATTTTCATTTATTTCACAACCTGGAGAAAGCGGCGAACTGGATCTAGCAGAATTAAAAGAACTTACTAATACTACATTGGGTGGCAGAGGAACTTATCCAAATGGGCCTGATGTGTTAGCAATTAACGTTTATAAAGCGTCTGGTACAACTGTTAATTCTAATATTATTTTACGTTGGGGTGAGGCGCAAGCTTAAAGACTGTCAGAAATATCTATGATTGATTGGATCTTAGTCTGAATTATTTTATTGCGAAGACTAAGATCCAATGCCTTATGTAAAGGTTTAGGAGGCGAATCTAATTGAAACCATCCCCATGCTTGATGTTCGTCACTTAAAATAGGAATAAATTCATTTTCTACTAGACAAAAAAATGTATGAAAATTGAAAAGGCTATCATTACTTACGAATTTTTCTAAAGGTATTGTTTTTAAAATATCAGGAACATGTCCTAATTCTTCTTCTATTTCTCTTTGTAAACCTTGAAAAATAGTCTCTCCCTGATTGTTAGTGCCTCCGACTAGCACCCAGTTATCACTGTGCTTTCCGTGACGCTTTTGTAGAAACAAAAATCTGCGAGTCGATCTTGCAAAAATAAATGCACCCGAGCATTCAATCGAATCTTTTATAGTTCTAGTCTCCATTCGCCTCTTGGGTATTCGCCTTCGAAACTCTTTACCCAACTAATACCATTCCACTTATATTGTACTAGTGTATAGATATTAGTTTGATAAATCAAGTTATCTGAATTATCTTGAGCAGAAAATACGATGTGCCACTCGCTGCCGTCCCATTCAATTATGTCGTTAGCCAGGGCAACGAAATCAGAATTGTCAGAATTTTTCCATGCATCTGCTCCATCGCTATTATTAACGTGCCCAATATCGTCAATTATTAGATATCTAGTACCTGCGACAGGCGAAAGTCCTGAACCATTTGGCCCAGCATTTAGCGGATCTACTACGGCATCAAACGTTCCCCAACTAGCCGATGCTCTTGAAGGCCCAGGTATAGCATCATTGGTTGGATAAGTATCTACATCCCAGTTAGCGGTCATTACCGTTTCGTCTCCTGTTATAGGATTTATGGTAATATAGCCAACTACTTCGGTTCCGTCTTCTTGATATAAAAATACTTTACTTAATCCTGCTTGATATTTTCCAGGATGCATGTCTAACAAAACAGTCCAACTTATGTATCCAGAGCTTGCAGTAGGATTAGTGAGTCTTATATCATTACCAGAAACTACTACTGATAAATTGCCTGCATTAACTTTTTCAGATCCTAAAAATCCTGTTAAACTCTGTTGTCCTACATTAGTATCAATGCCTAACCCTTCTATGTATCCTGGTTCTAAATCTTGTCCTGAATTAAAAACGTTGGCAATAATATTTGTTACAATTCCTAACTTTTTAACTTTAGCTGGTGGTGTTAAGTAGATTGGAGTTTTTAAAGTTATAGTAGCAATGTCAATAGATATACTTGTACCTTGAGGAACAGTTCTACTGGTAAATGCCACATCTTCTAATTCTACTACAGTTAAACTAGTCCAATCTAAATAATTATCAGTGCTTTGTATCTCAAGACTAGGATTAAAAAAAGTTAAAATTTGTTCTAATAGTTGCAGTTTTTGTTCGGTGCTAGTAGACCATATGTCTACTTTTACAGTCATTATGAACGGAGTAGGCATTAATCTTTCTATAGTATAATTGGCTCCTTGTGTTCCAGTATAATTTCCGTTTTCGACATCTCGTTCTCTAATGTGTACTTTGCTAACAAAACTATGATCACCCAAACGTGTTCTGTCTAAATCTAAGTCAGTAATATAAACAGCAATTTTAGGAGCACTAGCCAGAGTGTTTTCACTATTTTGATTAATCACGGATGCTGCTTGTCTATCAGCATCTCCATAAGAAACTGGAACTCTTCTTAAAGTTCCGTCACTGTATTTGACTGTGAAATTACTGAATAATCTTATTATTTGTAATAAGTAACGTCTTATCTGACCATCGTAGAAAAACTGCATTTAAAAATCCGCCTTAGGTTTTAATGCTTTACTTAAACTTTGACGCTCTTCGACAACTTCGTCATTTATTACAGCAGTATTAGTATTATTAATAAAACTGGTCCTATGTGTCGAACGAGTATCAGTGTTAGTTAATGTATGTCGCACAGCATCTTCTTTTTTAACCCAACTGCTTCCATTGAATCTAAACAGTCTATTAGGAAAAAAATCTGTTCTCAAGAAAAAGTCCCCATCTCTTGCAGTAGTAGGAAAAGCTATACCATGGCCAAAATCTGCGCCGTTACTAGGAACACCGTCTCCTAATAGATAACCAGTATAACCAGATCTTTGTGGTCTAGCATGAATAGCACTAGCATCTGGACTATGACTAGTTTCTTGACTAACATCGATATCTGTTTCGTCAGCAGTGCGTAATAAAGGTAGTCCAGTGTTAGTGTCTATTGCTAGAGTATAAAATTGTTGTGTTTCGTAACCACTTTTTGGAGTATTTGCCTCCGCTTGTGATAAAATTGCATCATTGATTTCTAAATTTTTTACTCTATTACTAACAATATTTTCGATAGTATTTCCACTGTACACTGAAAAATAGCTAGCGTTAGGAGGAACGTTACCTGTAGTTTCTGCTGTAACCGTGTACAGTGTTCCTTCGTATCTTACAATCTGACCTACTTGGTAGGTAGTAGAACTATCATAATCGCCTACAAAATTAGCATCTTGATTAGCCGGTTTGTTTAAAATATCTGCATACTGTTGACTGTCGGATATTTTCTTTAATTTTAATCTATATAGGTGCGGCCACCACGTAGCACTAAATCCTTCTGCTGCCCTACCAACATCTTCAATAACAAAATATCTTGGCATAGCAGTATCAAATTCGTTTAATGCATATTCATCTTTTAAGTGTAAAAATTCAAAAACATCACCTGCTAACGGCTTACGTCCGACAGTGCTTACAAAATTGTTAATATGCACAGTCATGTAAACCATATCATTATCTAAGAATAACCCAAACTGACTTAAATTAAAGTCAATGTCCTGAACTTGATAGTGCCCTCTAATTCTATAGATATCTTCGCTGTATTTTCTATCGCGATTTTCTAAAAACAACAGATCCTGAATATTTGTTTCTTTCACTACGTCATAATGAGGTTGGTCTGCTGTAGCTTCAGCTTCGCTGGTATTCTTCGGACCTAAATATTTGTGTAGATAAACATCAGTTCCACCAACTTGAAACATTTCAGAAATCTGACGATCTATAAATTTGTAGTCATTGCCCTTTTCAGGACGAAATAATGATAAACGCGGCATAGTATAATATTTAGCGAATAAATACTACTGGAGATTCGTATGGCAAATAATCCTGAAGAAATCAAGCAAAATATATATGATTTTTGTCGTACCATGCTGGGCGACGGTATGGTCGATGTAGAATTAGATCCTATACATTATCAAACTGCACTAGAAAGAACAATGAGCAAATTTAGGCAAAGAAGCCCTAACAGTGTTGAAGAAAGCTATATGTTCTTGACCTTAGAAAAAGATAAAAATGATTATAAACTTCCTGAGGAAATCGTAAATGTTCAAAGTGTGTTTAGACGCACATTAGGGTCTAGAACTGGCGGTGGCACAGGCACAAATTTTGAGCCTTTTAATTTAGCATATACTAACACTTATCTTTTAAACAGCACCATGTTAGGAGGTATAGCCACTTATTATATGTTTGCCAGCTATCAAGAAATGGTAGGAAGAATTTTTGGTAGCTATATTGAGTTTCAATGGATTCCAACCACTCATACTTTAAGAATTCTACAACGTCCCTTTACAGAAGGCGAAGTGATTATGTTAAGATGTCAGAATTATAGACCTGACTACGTAATTATGGAGGATTACCTAGCCAAACAATGGATTAGAGATTATACTCTAGCAAACTGTAAAATGATGTTAGGTGAAGCACGTAGCAAATTTGGCGCTATTGCTGGTCCAGGCGGATCAGGACAACTAAACGGTGGCGATTTAAAAGCAGCAGGCAAAGAAGAAATAGAAAAATTAGAAAAAGAATTAGAATTATTAGTTGCTGGTGGTACAGGTTATACATTTGTCATAGGTTAACATGAAGATATTAGAAGTAATTAACGAAGCTGCTGAAAAGAAATTAAGTAAAAGCTCAAGAGAAGCAGCTCCTCATGCCAAACAATTTACAGGCATAGATCAGTATTATCAAATGTACAGACTGGGTATTGCCATGGCCGGTGAACCTGAGAAATCTGCACCCAAGGAAGGACCAGCAAAAGACGTTCCAGCAGTTTGGATGTACACCGATGCTGACGAAGAAATTGTTAATAGAGCAGCCAAAAATCAAGGAATAACAGGAAAGACACTGGTAGCAAAAGGTCCTAGTTCCGAATTAAAGTCTATCAATACTGTAAGTCCGGTAGCTCAGCCTAAACGAAACAAATACGGCGTCTAATCTATTGACATTGTAACAAAAATATAATAAATTATAGTGTTAGGAGACACTATGATTATTGGGTTTTTAGGATTCATTGGTTCAGGTAAAGACACTGCCGCAGACTATCTTGTAAATTTTCACGGTTTTAGAAGAGACTCATTTGCTTCTACATTAAAAGATGCTGTGGCTTGTGTATTTGGGTGGGACAGAACATTACTAGAAGGTCGTACTAAAGAAAGCAGAGAATGGAGAGAACAACCCGATATATGGTGGAGCGAACGATTAGGAAAATCAATTACTCCTCGATATATACTTCAATTTTGGGGAACTGAAGTTTGCCGCAATGGATTTCATAACGACATCTGGATCGCTAGTTTAGAAAATAAAATAAGAAAAACCAACGACAATGTAGTAATTACTGATGTTCGTTTCCCCAACGAAATTTCTGCGATTAAAAATGCAGGAGGCAAAGTATTCAGAATAAAACGAGGATTAGATCCTGATTGGTATGAATATGCACTTTCACACAATCAAGGCCCGACTAATATGAAATGGGCGTTAAGTAAAATGCATCTTAATCAAGCGCAAATTCATGCTAGTGAATATAGTTGGGTAGGACATAAAGACATCGATGGCGATATAGATAATAACGGGACTATAGATGAGTTGTTTTTACAACTTAAAAATCAGGTCGAAGATCACCTTGTTTCCAAATGATTCCTTCTTTGTGTAGCACTCTTTGACAATTAGCACATACTGTTTTTAAATTTGTGTGCTTAACATTGTTTAGATTTCCATCAATATAAAACACATTAAATTGTTCTAAATGTCTACCTTTGAAATTACACTTGTCACAGACTAGTTTTTTTCTATAACCACTTAGGTACCATTTTGGTACTCCAGCAGCGATTCCTCCGGCCTTTAAACATGCCTCACATTTTTTTCTATAATAAGTTTTATTATTCTTAATATAGTTAATTGCTGCTGGTCGGAATCCACATAAACACAATGGTCTGGTCATAATTTTATTTATACCACACCTTTTTTATCCCTTTTCTACTACTTATAACCAGTTAATTTTTGGTTTTGACAATAAATACTACTGAACAAAACTCCAAGGAGATTCAGATGGCATTAACATCACCAGGCGTAGAAGTCAGCGTTATTGACGAATCGTTTTACACACCAGCAGAACCAGGAACCGTTCCTTTAATTGTTGTGGCTTCTGCTCAGAATAAATTAAATGGCGCAGGCACCGGAACTGCACCAGGAACCTTAAAAGCAAATGCTGGCACAGTCTATCTAATGACAAGTCAAAAAGACTTAGTGGATACATTTGGTGATCCGGTATTCAAGACCGATGCAAATAATAATCCTGTACATGCAGGAGAACAAAATGAATATGGTTTACAAGCGGCCTATAGCTTATTAGGCGTTAGCAATCGTGCATATGTTGTACGTGCTGATGTAGATCTAGACGCACTAACTGCATCAGCAGACGAACCAACTGCCGATGCTGCAAATGGAACACATTGGTTAGATTTAGCCGCAAGTAAATTTGGTATTTTTGAATGGAATGGTGCAGCAGCTTCTGTAACCGGTGGACAAAAATTTACAAATAAAGTTCCAAGAATTATTAATGCACTTAGTCAAGTCGACTTAGGCACCGGTGGTCCTGTAGCTAGTATTGGATCAATTGGCGATTACGCTATTGTAGCAGCAGACGGTACTGCGGATACACCTGCTCTAGCAACTACTCATCCGATGACTGTATGGTATAAGAGCAGAGGAAATTCAGAATACGGTATTAGTGCAGGTACTTGGGTAGAAGTAGGATCAGGTGATTGGGCAGCTTCTTGGCCAGTATTAACAGGAACAGAATCTAATCCTACGTTATCTAGCGGAACGATTAGAATTAATGGAGTTAATATTGTTTTTAGCGGAACTACTGTATCTCAACTAGCAACAGCAATTAATGCTGCTAATGTGGACGGTGTCAAAGCACTAATTACTAACGGAAAAGTAGAAATTACAAGTAATGCTGAGATAGGTTTAAATCCCGAAGACAGCAGTCAAAGTAATGCAATTAATATTCAATCAATTTCAGGAACTATTTTAACAGATATTGGTATTACTGCTGGAACTTACTATGCTCCTGAACTACAGATCAGTAAACATACTCAAGTTCCTGTTTGGAAATTATCTCCAGCAGCTGGTCAATCTGTACGCCCAACCGGAAGTGTGTGGATTAAGACAACAACACCAAATTTGGGAGCAGATTTAAAATTAAAACGTTATAATTCGGCAACAAGTTTATGGGAAATTGTATCAGCAGCGTTATATGCCAACGGACATTCAGCATTGTATGGTTTAGATAGTGCAGGCGGCGGCGCAAATTTAGCCGCAGGAACTTGCTACGTACAAACTAACTATACAGAAGATTTAGGAGCAGATGCTACTCCAACTAAAGCAAACTTTAAACTATTCCGTAGATCAGCTACAGGTTCTACTAGTATTAAAACTTCAAGTGTTGAAACAGGAACTTTTACTTCTGGTTCTAAAACTTTTACAATTTCAGAATCTGATGCAGGATCCGATATACTATCATCAATTAGTGTAACATGGACTGCTGCCGGTACAAGTGCAGATGCTGCAACACTTGCAGCAGCAATTAACGCAGCAGGGTTCGCTAACATCGAAGCAGAAGTCGATGTGTTGAACAAAGTTGTAATCAGTCACGCACAGGGCGGCGATTTTAGATTAGTTGATGTTACTGATAGTACACTAACACAAGCTGGATTTGTTGCCTATGTTTACGAGCCAAGTAGTCCTAGTTTTGGTACTGGTACTGCTAATCTACAAAGTGTACCAGCAGGCGATAGTGTTCACATTGGTGGTTTTATTGCAACGTTATGGCATCCGCTAGTTTATGTTGCAAACGTAGATGCACCAGGAAGTTTAACAGAAGACGGAACTCTATGGTATAATTCTGTAATTGACGAAGTCGATATTTTAATTCATGATGGTACCAGCTGGGTTGGATATAAATTTGGATCCGGCGGAAATCCTTATACAGGCACAGATGCAGCTGGTCCAATTGTCAGTGCTACTAAACCAGAAACACAAAGCGATGGGACCAGTGCTTTAGTAACAGGAGATCTTTGGATCGATACTAGCGATTTAGAAAATTTCCCAACTATCTACAAGTACAATGCTTCTATTCCTTCAGGAAACAAATGGGTACTAGTGGATACTAGCGATCAAACCAGTGAAGATGGTATTTTATTTGCAGATGCTCGATGGAGTGTAACAGGAGAGGATAGTGACACTGCATCAACTATTTCGGATCTATTAGGCAGCGAATACATAGATCCAGATGCTCCTGATCCTGCACTGTATCCAAGAGGTATGCTGCTATGGAATACACGTAGAAGCGGATTCAATGTAAAGAGATTTGTACGTAACTATATTGACACTACCGATACTAATGGAAGATTCGGTGATGAAGCAATGACTAGTTACTATCCGCACAGATGGGTAACTGAAAGTCCAAATCAAGCGGACGGTACTGCCAGTTTAGGACGTAAATCCCAACGTGCAGTGGTTGTCAGAGCACTTCAAGCTCTAGTAAACAGTAATCAACAAATTAGAGACGAAGAAAGCAGGGTGTTTAACTTAATCGCTTGTCCAGGATATCCTGAACTAATCGGTGAATTAATTACTCTAAATTATGATAGAGGACTTACAGCATTTGTAGTAGGCGACACACCTCCTAGATTGACTTCAGATGCTACGAGTCTACTAAGTTGGGCAAGCAATGAAAATGGTGCAACTGAAGATAATGACGTCGGAGCAGTTAGCTTTGACGAATATATGGCTATGTTTTACCCATGGGGCTTTACCAGCGATAACTTTGGAAACAATGTTGTTGTTCCACCAAGTCACATGATGCTAAGAACTATTGCTTTAAATGATCAAGTGGCTTATCCTTGGTTCGCACCAGCAGGTGTACGTAGAGGTGGCATTACTAATGCGACATCAGTTGGTTATGTAACTAGCGAAGGGGAATTCACTTCAGTTTCGCTTAACACCGGACAACGTGACACATTGTATTCACAAAAGATTAATCCTTTAACTTTCTTAACAGGTACAGGATTAGTTAACTATGGTCAAAAAACTAGATCAAGAAGCACTAGTGCATTAGACAGAATTAATGTAGCTCGATTAGTAGTTTATCTACGTAGACAGTTAAATGCGTTAGCCAAACCTTACATCTTTGAACCAAATGATAAGATTACCAGAGATGAAATTAAGGCAGCAGTTGAAAGCTTGATGTTAGAATTAGTAGGACAAAGAGCAATTTATGATTACATTGTTGTTTGCGATGAAAGCAATAATACTCCAAGCAGAATTGATCGTAACGAGCTGTATATCGATATTGCTATTGAACCGGTTAAGGCGATTGAATTCATTTATATTCCATTGCGTTTAAAGAATACTGGCGAAATCGCATCGTTAGGTTAAAATAAAAGGATTAAAATATGGCAATTTCATCATTATCAAAATTTACAGTTCCTCTAGCAAGCGATGCGTCTGCATCATCGCAAGGGATGTTGATGCCAAAACTAAAATATCGCTTTAGAGTGATGTTTGAAAATTTTGGTGTTTCTACTCCTACTACTGAACTAACTAAACAAGTACAAACTGCGGCTCGACCACAAGTACAGTTTGCAAACCAAGTAATTGAAATTTACAACAGTAAAATCAATTATGCAGGCAAGCACACATGGCAACCTATTGCAATTACATTACGTGATGATGTTAGTAATAATGTGCAAAAACTTGTTGGTGAACAATTACAGAAACAATTTGACTTTCTTGAGCAGAGTAGTGCAGCAAGTGCTATTGATTATAAGTTTAATCTGCGTCTTGAAATGTTAGACGGTGGTAACGGCGCCGACACCGTTACTGTTCTAGAAACTTGGGAATGTTATGGTTGTTACCTAACAACTGTAAACTATCAAAGTTTAGGCTACGGTGAACAAGGACCTGCTATGATCGATTTAACAATTCAACCAGACAACTGTGTACAAACACCACAAGGCACTGGAGTAGGCACTAATGTAGCAAGAGCACTAGGTGTATTAGCTACAGGCAGCGGAAGACGTTAATAAAAAAGCAGCTGAAAAGCTGCTTTTTTATGACTTTGTATTAACTACGTAGTTAATATTGTTCGATAAATAATTGTATGTCTAATAAAGCCTTACGTCAGTTTGTTAGTGGATTCTTCAATCCTAAGGGAAACCTTGGAGATTTTAGACACGCTGCTAGAACCTTTGTCGATGATAATTTTAGATTAGCACCTAAATCTAAATTTTTATTTCATGTGTTTTTTAAAATAAACACTAACGCTCTTAAAAGTTTAAACTTTAAATTCCAACATCAAAATGAAATAGGTATCCTAGTAAAATCAGCTGACTTACCAAAATTTACAATAAGTTCCGAAACTGCTAATCAATACAATAGAAAAGTTGTTCAAACAAAAATTGATTATCAACCAGTTAGTATTAAATTTCACGATGACAACCTAGGCGTTACACGACAATTATGGGAAAACTATTTTAGTTATTATTATGCCGATCCAATAGCATCAAAAATTCAAGGTAATTATTTTAGAACAGCCACTCTAGGAAAGAATTACATTAAATCTCCATTTGGACTAGATAATAACAGTTCTATACCTTTTTTTGACAGTGTGGTTATATACCAAATGGCCAGAAAGTATTGGAACAGTTATACTTTAGTAAATCCATTAATTACTTCCTGGAATCACGATTCATTAGATTATACCAGTAATAACACAGGTGAGCAATCAATGACATTAGCTTATGAGTCAGTATACTACGAAAATGGTTTAGTGTCTCAAGGAAATCCGTTAGGATTCGGAGTCGATCATTATGATACAGTGCCGAGTCCTATATCGTTAGCTGGTGGCGGCACCAGATCTTTATTTGGCGCAGGCGGAGTACTAGCAGGAGCAAGTTCTGTGTTTGGATCTGTAGCATCCGGTCAGGCATTTTCTAGTCCTGCAAATTTTGTAGCTACTGCAATAACTGCGGTAAACACTTATAATAATTCACAACAATTAAGTAGAACTGGTATAACAGAAGAATTAACTAACGTGACCAATCGAAGTTTATCCACAGTAACTGGAAATAGTGCCGGCGCTGTAAGAAATACAACATTTCCAGTAAGTGATTCATCAGTTCCTACAGTTGCTCAGCCTAGAAATTTAAATCCATAATATGAACACTAGAACGAATCTACCACCGCAGTCTCCTACAGATAGTGCAGACGAAGTAAAAACATTTTTTAACAAATATTTTACTCATCAAGTAAGCTTTCCTAGCAATCAAATAGATGCAGTGTTAGGGTTTTTCTTAAAGAATGGGTTTGATGAGCAAGCCGCAAAAAGCACTGCTATAGTTTTATTAAATCAAGCTAGAATCGACAACGTTAATCCTATGCAACTTATAGATACCTTGAAAGGATTAAATGGTGCTCAGCTTAGTCAAGTAGTCACTGAGATTATAAATTTATATAGAGAAAAAACAAGCTTTCTAGGTTATAAGACATTGACTTCTGAAGTTACATATGAAAGCAGAAATATTGCACAATAATGTCCAAATTTGCAAGAGGAAAGTTTACAGTCACTAACGTAGAAAAGTATGTAGGTAATAGTTCTCCTACATATAGAAGTAGTTGGGAATGGAACTTTATGAATTTTTGTGATAAAGATCCTAGAATATTAAAATGGGCTAGCGAAGCAGTAAAAATTCCTTACAAAGATCCGTTTACTGGTCGCCAAACTGTATATGTTCCAGACTTCTTTATACAATATGCAGATAAAAAAGGTATAATGCAAGTCGAGCTAATAGAAATTAAACCTCAAAGTCAAACCTTGCTCGAAAAAGCCGGCAAAAATCGTAATAATCAATTACAATGGGCTAAGAATCAAGTTAAATGGAGAGCAGCTCAATCGTGGTGCTCAAAGCAAGGCATAAAATTTAGAGTTTTAAATGAACAAGATTTATTTTATAACGGTCGTTTAAGATAAGTAATTATATGAAAAAGCTAGAAGAAGTCTTAAATTTACCAGAAAGCAAAAAGCTAATTAAAAAAGAAGAAAAGAGTAAAGCTGTAGAAGCCACACAACCTTTGTTAAGAGATATCAGCGAGTTTGATAAGATTGCAGCGGCTTTGCCGCAAGTTAAAGGATTAGGCGACATCAGCGATAAAGAATTTGACGAGCTTGCTCAACGAGCTACAGATGCATTTGATGACTTAATGGATTTAGGCATGAATGTAGAAGCTAGATATAGTGGGCGAGTATTCGAAGTTGCAAGCACTATGTTAAAGAATGCCATTGATGCTAAAGCAGCAAAAATAGACAAAAAGCTCAAAATGGTAGAATTACAATTAAAGAAACAAAAGCTAGACAATGATAAAGGCGATGAAAGCCAAGATATTACAAATTCCAGCGTTATTATCTCAGATAGAAATAGCTTGTTGGAAAAACTGAAGAATATGAAATAAATACACTATTAGGACTGCTATATGAAATCGTTTAAAGAATATCTTACTGAAAGTGTAGAAGAAAAAAAGTACTCTTTTAAAATTAAAATTGCTGGGGAATTACCCGAGCATATAGAAGATACTATGAAGGCTGCTTTGGACAAGTATAAAGTGTCTAGTTTTAGCAAAGGAAAAACTACACCAATACAGGCAAAATTGTCAGATTTTCCTACACTAGAAAACACCCACATGACCATTTTTGATGTAGAATTAGATTATCCTACAACTAGTCAAGTGCTAACTGCTTACATGTCAGAACAAACAGGTATAGATCCCTGCTGCTTACGTGTGCGTAGTTTAAAAGAAGAAGATGAAGTTGAATTAAACAATGAACATATGTCTGACGACAGTAAAAAATCTGCATTACTAAGTCAAGATTATCAAAAAGAAAATAATCAAGAGTTAGTAGGAGAGAAAAAGATCAGCAGTCTGCTCAAAGAATTAGCTAAGATTAGTAAAGAAACTCAGCCAACACAATACAAGGGTGTAAATGATAAAATACTTGCTAAATCTTCACCAAAAGAAAAAGCATCATCGACAGAAAAAGTTTCTGCTTCGCAAAGTGTGTTAAAAGGAAAAACAAAATGAATTTTCAAGAATTAATGGCTCGCATGGCTGAATTAGACCAGCCAGTGCAAGAATCAGATAAAGCAGATAAAGATTACGACGGTGACGGCGAAATTGAATCAGGCAAAGACGAGTACATGGGATCTAAAGACAAAGCTATCAAACAGGCAATGGGTAAAAAAGACGAGAGTCTTGATGTTTTAGCAGATCAATTAGAACAAGATATGGACGAATGTGGCATGGGACCAATGAGTATGCCTAGCATGAACAAGCAACAAGATAATGTTAGCATGAATGTTAGTATGAACGGATCAGGCAGCGGCGGAATTAGGGACCTAATGAATATTCTTAGAAACTTAGAAAAGGGCGACGATTCTATAGATCACGATCATGGAGACCATGACATGGATTCTCCTGGCATTGACATGCCAGGTATGATGGTAATGAAGAAAGAACCGGTACTAGGTGATGAATATGCTAATAGTCCAGACGTTCAACTAGGACAAGATAATTTTCCTATAGATCACGGTGACGATCTTCACAAATCAAAAGACAGCTACAGCGATAAACCATATAGAGGTGATAATCCTATGGCTTTAGAAAGCTACAAAACAAAACTTCATGCAATGTATGAAGACATAAAAAATCGCAGTTAAAAACATACGCTACTAACCAAATAGCCCCATTAAGGGGCTATTTTTTTGTAAATAAAACTATGGCAAGCAAAAGTTTGGATGGTGTCCTAACTAAAAAGGCACACACAAAAGAAACCTTTACAGAACTTCAAATAGAGGATCTGTTAAAATGTGCAGATACTGACAACGGGTATCATTATTTTTGCGACAACTTTTTTTACATACAGCACCCTGTAAAAGGAAAAATGCTGTTCGAGCCGTATGACTATCAGTCAAGATTATTAGATGCATATCACGGGCATAGATTTAATATTAATATGTTACCTAGGCAAATGGGTAAAACTACCTGTGCCGCCGGATACTTATTGTGGTATGCTATGTTTCACCCGGACCAGACTATATTAATCTCTGCACACAAATATACAGGTTCGCAGGAAATCATGCAACGTGTTCGTTATGCCTACGAGCTTTGTCCAGACCATATACGCTGCGGTGTAATTAACTATAACAAAGGCAGTATTGAGTTTGATAATGGTAGTCGTATTATATCAACTACTACTACAGGTAATACAGGTCGTGGTATGAGTATTTCATTACTATACTGTGATGAGTTTGCTTTTGTACCACCTAATATTGCTGACGAATTTTGGACATCAATTTCTCCGACATTGGCTACTGGTGGTAAAGCTATTATCACTAGTACCCCTAACAGTGACGAAGATACCTTTGCTACAATTTGGAAAGAAGCTAACAAAAAATTTGACGAATTTGGCAATGAACAAGATGTAGGAGTTAACGGCTTTTTTCCTTTTACATGTACTTGGGATGAACATCCAGATCGTGACGATGCATGGGCTTCACAAGAACGTGGACGCATTGGTGAAGAACGATTTCGTAGAGAATATAATTGCGAATTCTTAATTTATGACGAAACTCTAATTAGCAGTATTTGTCTTGCCGGATTAGACGGCAAGCAACCTATAATGAACATGGGGCAAACACGCTGGTACAAGACTCCTAGCAAAGATCACATTTATGCAATTGCGTTAGATCCAAGTTTAGGCACTGGTGGCAATAGTGCAGGCATTCAAGTGTTCGAACTACCTAGTTTCATTCAGGTTGCCGAATGGCAGCATAATTTGACTCCTATTCAAGGACAAATAAAAATTTTAAAAGAAATATTAAAATACTTACAAGATTGTGTAGGCGATGATAATAGTCGAAATATATATTGGAGCTTAGAAAATAACAATATTGGAGAAGCTGGACTAATCTGTATTAGAGACATAGGAGAAGAACATTTTCCAGGTCTTTTTGTCAGCGAACCTATAAGAAAAGGGCATGTGAGAAAATTTAGAAAAGGGTTCAATACTACACATAAAACTAAAATTTCTGCGGCAGCAAGATTAAAATACCTTGTAGAATCAGGTAAAATGAAGATTCACTCTAAACCTCTTATATCGGAGCTTAAAGCATTTGTAGCCGCCGGTATTACATTTAAAGCTAAAGCTGGAGAACAAGACGATTTAGTAAGTGCATTACTGCTTATTGTACGTATGAGCCAAGTTTTAGCAGATTGGGATAGCAGAGTCTTTGATACTTTCAGTTCTAATGAGGGCTTAGAGGATGAGGATTACGAGCTTCCTATGCCCATTTTTGTTTCAAGTATGCTTGGATAAATATCAGTATGGAAAAAAACTTAGATTTAGCTGCTCAAGAACTGTTTGCAAAATTAAGATCCACCTTTCCTAAGGTCAGCTTAAAAGATGCAGAAGGAAACCCTACTGACGAAGAAAAATTAGCTCGTCAGTTCGATTTTGAATTCAAAAAGAATAATATATCGTTGGGCAGTATTAGAATTGATCTTACCGAAGAAGACGGTCTTACAGTAATGTTTAGCAATGATGTAATTAAAGATCAATCCAGCAGAATAAAAACTATATGGTTTAATTTTATAGAAGAATTACGAAAATTTGCTAAACAAAAGATTCTTAATTTTGAAGTGAGAGATTTGAACCTAACAAATATTCAAAAACGTGGAGATTCACAAATGACTGAAAGTAAGTTGCAGGGTAGTTTAAAAACCAGTTATCAGGACTTAGGAGAGACTAAGTTAATTATTAGACATACTCAGCCAATTAATCCAAACATCCCAGCTGGTAGAACCATGCACATCGAAAGCATTTATATTGAAAATGCTCAAGGGGAAAGATTTAAATACCCAATGCGCCATATTAACGGTGCAAGGGCTATGGCCGAACATATTAGAAACGGCGGCATTCCTTACGACGATATCGGTCAATATATTGTTAGTCTCAGCGAAGAATTGTCTAATCTTAGAAAATTTAAGGGTTATGTAGGAAGAACTCCGGTTGTGTCAGAAGCAATGAGTGACATTACTGTAAGAGTAATTGAAAGAATAGAAGAAGTTAAAAAAGAAATAAATCAGTTACAAAAACACTCTTATTATCAGAGTTTTAGTGAATCGTTTACTAAATCAGAAGTACAAGAAATTCCAGAAGACATTATTAACGATTGGGTAGACAGGTTAACAATTAAGACATTTAATGAAGAATTAAAAGGTGTATTTCCTTACATTTATAAAATAGTCGGCCAAGATATTGATCCAATAAAAGAAATGAATTTTGACGAATTTGTTTCAGTAGAAGAAACTGGCAATTTATCTTCCGCACCAGTATCTATTGAAAAACATTCTTTAGATGTAGAACAACAATTTGAAAATTATCTTAACAAAATTTTAGGTGAAGGTCCCGATATTTTTAGTAATAATCAAGAAGAACAATCGGTGGCTATTGAAAAATTAAACAGTTTGCTAGCTCAAGAATTTCCAGTAGGAACAGATGGCACAAATGCCATTGAAAGTTTGTCAGAAATTATAGATGATAAAGAGCTTGTCGATGTGTTTAAAGAATTAGCTGATATTAACCCTGATTCGGATGTAAGAAATATTATCAAAGATTATGTTACTATTAAAGATCAAGAAAACGGAACGGATGTTTTAAGTAAACTTAATTTTTCAGCAGAACCAGCACCTGAACCAACAGCAGAGCCAGCACCTGCCGCACCTCCGCCAGAAGCAGCAGCTCCTGCTGTACCACCTAGTATGCCAACAACACCAGGAGTAGCCATGGCTGAAAATATTAAACGAGTAGTAGAACGTGCAAAAAGAGCAGGTATGACAGCAGAAGATACATTTACATTATTTGGAGAAGAAGTATCGTTAGCAGATGCTATACAACGAGCTGGATTAAATGTAAATGAATTTTTCGATCAAGGATATGCAGATAGTGGCGACGAAGTAGTAGAATTTGTTAAAAGTATGTTTGACGAAAACGGCAACACACCAAAAGGACCAACTGGCGTATTAATTTCAGTAGAGAAAAAATTTGGTGAAGAAGCTTTAGGTAAAGCCAAGCACATTATGAATGAATTAATGACACAAGCAGAAATGCGTCGAATTCAAGAATTATCTGGTTTAGGTGAAGTAGGAAATTCTTCTGCGTCAAAAACAACACAAACTAAAACATCACCTAGTATGTACGATGTTGACAAGGCTAACAGAAAAGAGATAGCAACCCAATTTGATCCCAAATCAACATATGTAAATCCACATGACAAAGATACCAAAGCATTAGATAAAGGGTCAAAAGCAGTAAACACCAAAGATGATTTTGAAGAAGGCTTCGGTGACGATCTGGCCTACAAGGCAGGTAGTGCAGTTGGAAAAGTACAAAAAGGTGTAAGAGATACAGTTGGCAATATTCGTCAAGGTGTATCAGATTTAGCAACTAATTTCCAAGCAGGTCAGCAAGCAGGTCAGCAAGGTACTCTCAGAGATCCTGGACCTGGACCAGGGTCATTTCAGACACCTGACGAAGTTGATCCAGAATCCAGTCAAAAATTTCCAATCGATCGTGGTGCCTTTGGCAAAGGATACCAGGCTCCTAAAAAAATTCAGCCACCGCCAAAAATGGGACAAGGTGGTCAACCCCAACCTAAACCACAAAGTGGACAAATGGCTCAGCCTAAAATGGGACCAGGTATTACAAAACAAGATAGAAACCTACGTTCATTAGAGAGTTCCGAATTAGCAGCTATGCTTAGAATTGCAGGGCTTAAATAATTGGTAAAATAAATCAAAAAAAGAGTGTTAAATCTCTTGCAAGACTAAATAAAAACGCATACAATACACCGTATGCGTTTTTTGTTTTAGTGGGTACTAAAGCAAACTAAAGGCAAATATAGGCTAACAATAGGAGATAATCATGGCAACTTTAGCTGAAATCAGAGCGAAATTAAAAGAACAAGAAACCCGCAGCAGCGGCGAATCAAAAGGCGGAGATAATTCAATTTATCCGTTCTGGAACTTAAAAGAAGGTTCCGAATCCACAGTACGTTTCCTTCCAGATGGCAATTCAGACAACACATTCTTCTGGGTAGAACGTGCAATGATCAAACTTCCTTTCGCAGGAATTAAAGGTCAAACAGAAAGCAAACAGGTCACAGTAAATGTTCCATGTATGGAAATGTACGGTGAAGCTTGTCCGATACTTAATGAAGTACGTGGGTGGTTTAAAGATCCAAGTCTCGAAGATCAAGGTCGTAAATACTGGAAAAAACGCAGTTATATTTTCCAAGGCTTTGTTGTTGAAGATGGTTTAAAGGAAACTGAACATCCAGAGAATCCAATTCGTAGATTTATTATTGGACCTCAGATATTCCAACTTATTCGCGGTGCATTGCTGGATCCAGAAATGGATGATCTACCAACTGATCCTATTAATGGTGTTGATTTTAAATTAATCAAGACTAGTAAAGGAGGTTATGCAGATTATAGCACCAGTAAGTGGAGTCGTCGTAGTCGTCCACTTGATGACAAAGAAGTCTCAGCTTTAGAAACACACGGCTTGTTTGCACTTAAAGATTACTTGCCAAAGAAGCCTACAGAAGTAGAACTTAAAGTAATCAAAGAAATGTTTGAGGCCAGTGTCGATGGCGAACCGTTTGATATGGAACGCTGGGGTCAATATTTCAAACCAGCAGGAATGAGTCAATCAACAGGAGACCCTGTTGCTAAAATATCAGCGCCTGCTAACCCACAAACTAGTCCAGACTTAGAAGACGATTTTGAAGAACCAACTACGACATCGTCACCTAAAAAAGATGCGACTCCTCCTACCAGTGGAGGATCTAGCAAGGCAGAAGATATTCTTGCAATGATTCGCAATCGTAATAAGTAATACTAGAAGGGTGCGGCTTTCCCGCACCCTTTTTTATATCATGGACTGGAAATTAATCGAATCTGCTCAGTGGAAGTTACGACAGCATCCCTTGACCTCAAGACAAAGCATTGGTTGTATTGAAGATCTTAAAATCTTTATGGAAAATCATGTATATGCAGTCTGGGATTTCATGTGTCTCACTAAACAATTACAACAACACTTAGCCCCTAGCGGAAGTCCTTGGACTCCAAAATATTCTGCTAGTGCAAGACGGTGGATCAATGAAATCGTTCTAGGAGAAGAGAGCGATATTACAATAGACGGTACTGGCCATCTAAGTCATTTTGAAAGTTATGTTGTTGCCATGAAGGAAATAGGCATTGATACTGAATGGATAGAACAATGGCCTAATTTAGTTAAAAATATAGGATGGAGTAATGCTATTCAGCACCCTCGTGTACCTAATCCAGCAAAATACTTCATGACTCAGACTAAACAATTTGTCGATAGTGATAAACCGTGGATAATATGTGCAGCTCTGGCACTAGGACGTGAGGATTTATTGCCAGAACAGTTCCAATCAGTATTAAATCAGTTGGAAAATGCAGATTTACCTAGCCACACATTTAAATGGTATCTAAAAAGACATGTAGAAATAGATGGTAACGAACATGGACCAGCTGCAAGAAAGCTGTTAGAAGAATTGTGTGATAATAACACAGAACGTCAAACTGAAGCTACCGAAGCAGCATTACAGGCAATTAAAGCTAGAGAAAAGTACTGGGATCTTATTATTCAAATGAATTATTCTTTTTAATGGCAAATGTAATTTTTTACAGTCAGATTGGGTATAGACCTTTTATTTGGAGACCAATTGCTTGTTATACTTTAGCTAGATGGTTAGAAGAACACGGTTATACTTGTCAGGTAATAGAATTTACACATCTGTTTAGCCCACAAGAATTATTAGAATATACTAAAATGTTCATAGATGATGGTACTTTATTAATAGGCGCAAGTACTACAATGTGGACTACTTGGGACTCGCAATTAAAAATGAACAATGCTAGAATTCCTACAGTTCCTGAAAATATAGAATATGCTATTAGAGAAATAAAAAAAGAATTTCCTAAAATTAAAACTATTGCAGGTGGGCCGGTAAGCTATCGAACACAAAATATTGAAATTTTTGATTTTAGAAATTTTGATCCTTATGCAGAAAATAGCTTACTAAAATTATTAGATGAATTAAGCAATCAAAGTCTTGCAACTAAGATTAAACGAAAAAGTTTTAATATAAGTAATCACAGATTCGTTTACAAAGATCATGATTGTATTTTACCTGGTGAATGTTTACCTATTGAATGGGGTCGAGGGTGTATCTTTCAATGTACATTCTGCAGAGACCCTGGATTAGGAAAAAGACCAGGAACAGATGAAAAAGATATTAACTTAATGGTGGACGAATTTGTGGAAATGTATGAAAGATTCGGAACTACTAGTTATTATTTTTTAGATGATACATTTAACGCAAGTTTGGACAGGTTAGAATCTTTAGAAAAAGTTTATAATAAGTTACCTTTTAAATTAGAATTTTTAGCATATAATAGGGCAGATTTATTAGATAAGCACTCTCATACTCAAGATATTTTATATCATTGCGGACAAAGAGGCGCATTATTCGGTATAGAAACATTTCACCCAGATGCAGCTAAAAAAATATCTAAACCTTGGAGTGCTCGTCGCGGTAAAGACTTTTTATTAGAAATTCAAGATAAGTGGAAAAATACACACATAGATTGTCATTTTATAGCTGGTCTTCCAGGAGAAAATATTGAACATCTTTTAGAAACAGCTAACTGGTTAAAGAATACAAAATTAGGATTTTACTGGTTTATACCCTTGATCATGATGCAGGATCAAAAACAAGGATTATGGGAAAAAAATTCAGAACAATTCGAAATAACATGGAAAGATCCAAAAAATCCTTTTAATTGGGAGTGGAACGAATGGAATTATACTAAAGCATATAATACTGCTGCACTGTTAAACAGAGTAGTAGATGCACATTCTAAATTTTCAATGTGGAATTTAGGAAGTTTTAAAACTATCGGAATAAACATGACGGATTGTATCAATAAAGATATTTCGTATGTTTATAACAATTTTGGAGATGTGTACGATCACGAACAACGATTGTTCAAACAGTACAAAACAATATTAGAAACTAAGGCCGGCAGATAATCAAAAACTTTGACAGGCATTAATTATTATTTTATTATTACATAGGGAGAACTAATATGGCAAAAGCATTTGATTTAACAAAATTTCGTAAGACATTAACTAAAAGTATTGACGGGTTGGGTGTAGGATTCAACGATCCTACAGATTGGGTTTCAACAGGAAATTATGCATTGAACTATCTTATTAGCGGAGACTTTAACAAAGGCGTTCCGCTGGGCAAAGTTACTGTATTTGCAGGAGAAAGTGGCGCTGGCAAAAGTTACATTTGTTCGGGTAATTTAGTCAGACATGCACAAGAACAAGGCATATATGTAATTTTAATTGATAGTGAAAATGCACTTGATGAAGATTGGTTGAAGGCACTTGGCGTAGATACTAGCGAAGAAAAACTTCTTAAACTTAATATGGCTATGATTGACGATGTAGCAAAAACTATAAATGAGTTTATGAAGGAATATAGAACAATGGAGGATCGTCCAAAAGTCTTGTTTGTAATTGACAGTCTTGGAATGTTGTTAACACCTACAGATGTTAATCAATTTGAAGCAGGAGATTTAAAAGGTGATATGGGCAGAAAACCTAAGGCGCTCACGGCGCTGGTTCGTAATTGTGTTAATATGTTTGGTAGTGCTAATGTTGGTCTTATCGCTACAAATCACACATATGCTAGTCAAGATATGTTCGATCCTGACGACAAGATTTCAGGAGGACAAGGATTCATTTACGCAAGTTCTATTGTGGTTGCCATGAAAAAGTTGAAACTAAAAGAGGACGAAGATGGCAATAAAATCAGTGAAGTACGAGGAATTCGTGCAGCTTGTAAAGTAATGAAAACACGATACGCAAAACCTTTTGAAAGTGTACAAGTAAAAATTCCTTATGAAACAGGTATGAATCCTTACAGCGGATTAGTAGATCTATCTGAAGCCAAAGGGTATCTTAAAAAAGATGGTAACCGACTTTCATTTACAACAAACGATGGAGAAATACTTAAATATTATCGAAAAGAATGGGAACGTAACGAAGAAAACTGCTTAGATAAATTAATGGTAGATTTTGATAAAATAAAAGTAACTATATCAGT